ATCTTTCTTCTCTCCACTATAAGGTATTTTTTTTATTACTAAAGGATTACTTTTTTCTATTTTTGTTCCTAATTCAAATAATTCCTCCATGCTTCTTTCATTACTAACATAAAGCCGTATAAATGAATGTGAGAGATCCTCTAAATTGTCTAAGTCATCAGTATCCCATATATCTTTGAATGAGGGAGAGATAGTATTCTCAAAGAATTCCATCTCATTACTCTCAGATATAGTCCAATACCCATGTTTTTGATCTGCGTTTGCAAATGTCATTGGATAAGGAGATCCGAGGTAGTTCAGTCTGCTGTCACCAGATATTTTATCTGAGTGACCATGGTAATGCCCGCTTATAATCAAGTTTGCGGCATTCAAGAATAAGTTGGTATCCAACCCAAAGGTAGAAATGTTATTATTACCCTCCATGTTTATACCAAACATTTCAAAATGTCCAAATAGAACAATATTTTCTTTTTCTTTTTTAGATTTTGTTTCTAGCTTCTTGAGAAATTTTACAAAATTTTCCTGATTATTTTCTATAATCCATGGAATAAAATACCACTTTTTACCCATAAAAGTTTCTGTAACAACTTTCTCTCTGTAAAGTGTTACGTTTGGAATATCTTCGAATAGTTCTAAAGCAGTAATCTCATATGAATTATCATAATACATATCATGATTACCGAGAAGAATATGAACATCGAAATCTTTTAATTTTTCTTGAAGTAATCGTTTGGTGTATACCAGAGATTCCACATCTATCATGGTACGATTATCATGTATATCGCCAGTGAAAAGAATTGTTTTAATTCCTTTCTCTTTTAAATCGGTCGCCAAGAAATCAAAGAATTCTCGCTGTCCTTCCTTGATAAATCTTTTGATAGTGGGATTTTCAGCTTTTCTGTTAAAGTGAATATCGCCAATTAGTGCTATTTTTTCCATTACCCATGCATGATTAAGGTGGTTGGTTATACTATAGAGTTATATTATTATGTAAAAGAATGTCAATATTTTACTCTTTATCGTCAATTATTTCAGCGTCTTGTACATTCTCTTCAGGTTCATCTTTTTCTTCTTTTGCAGCTTCTATAAAATCCATAAGGTTTTCTGGTGATACTTCTATTCTTCCGTCTTCTTCTTCACCAATTAAACCCAGATTTTTTATCTCTTCTTCTTGCTTAAATTTTAGAATCATGTTACCGATTTTTTCCAGAACATTACCCATGGCTGTTACCCCGGCAAACCCAGCAAGATACATTCTGTCATTAACATCTATCTGATCCTTGGTGTCTTCACGGTATTTTTGAAGAATTGCCATACCAATTCGTTGGGTTTCAAACAATTGATTTCTGATATTTATCTTATCTTCTTCCAATGTTTCTAAACTTAATCCACATTTAACCAATTCAGCACCTGACATGGTATCTAAGGCGTTTACTTTGTCTATATCCTTGTCCAGCTCATCCGCTTTGTCTTTAACGCCCTTAGTAAGCACTTTTCCTGCCTGATCGGGAGTCAAATTTCTGGTAGAACCTTGTGGTAGATTTAATAATCTCTCAATTCCTGAAAATTCGTCCTGCATTTTTACCTATTTACTTGGTATAGTTGTTTATAATATTTTATATTTACAATATACTTCTTTTTACAGAAAAAGGATTTTTTTATGTCAGATAACGGTGATGAAAAAAAGATACAAGCATTAAAAAATTGTGTTGACGATTTTGAAAATGATAAGGTATCACTACCTGAGTTGAAGGATAATATAAAAATTTCTTTATCTGATGTACCTACCACCATAACAGTGGAACAATTACAAAAGCTAAAAGACCACATAAATAACAGGTTTAATGGGTTCGATGCTAATGGAAACCTTGATTTGGATAAATGTCAGCGTAACATAGCATACTCAATCAGTAACTGGTTTAATAATTATAACGGTCTTTTACTCAAGGAAAGACAAAAACTAGGAGAAATCGAAGGAGAACTAGCTCTAGCAAAGGCCCAAGCGTACGATAATATAAAAATGTCAGATATCAAATACGATGTAGATACCAAAGGGATGGGACTAATTTTGGAGGGCCACAAACTGGTGTTACCGAAGAAAATAGAACGCGATAAACAAAAAGCCTACACACAATTTCTAGAAAATGCTGTAAAACAAATTGGCTATTATGCTAACGGTGTAAAAATTATGATAATGCGTGAAGATCAAAAACACAGGTATGCACAATAAAAAAGACGACTTTTCTAAGCCGTCTTTTTATTATCTTAAATGAATGTTAGTCTTTTACTGGGTCGGCGACCTTAATAGACCACCTATCACAATGAATCATGAAATCAAATGTAACTAATTTAGCTTCTGGAGCATATGTGAAATCCATCTTTCCTACTGATTTAGGGAATGCATTAATTAGTCTAACTGTCAATATTACGTTTCCGGTAGCCCAATCATATAATTCAGCCTTTACAGTTGTGTTTTTAAGTAATGCACTTTGAGCACCACCTGATTTATGAGTACCTAATCCAAGTTCATACTCAAGGTTCTTAGAACCGGGAGCAGAACTTCCAACAGGAGTACCTTCCAGTAAGCCTGTGTTAATTAAAGTCTGTTGCCATGAATGTATAGCTTCATAAGCAGCCATGTCTTCTAACAGAATTGTATTCAAAGTTATATCAGCTGCGATATCCATATTAGTAGGAAATGCTGATTTGAATCCCATGTAGTTGTGATGTTCAAATTTTAACTCAATACCGGGAATGGTAAAAGTTTTAATATGAACAGCCATGTTATCATCAACATTTTCACCTATAAAAGTGGGATCACCCGTCAATTTTCTAAGTGATGGCGGTAAGTTACCCAGTACGTCGCTAGGAATTAAGAAACGCCACCTAGTATTTCTAACCGGATCTCTTAAGTTGTCTATTTTACCTAGCCAAAAGTTATTGGTTGCCATTTAGTTATCCTCCTATGATGGTAGTATCAGTAATATTAAGTTCTTCTCCTGTTCTCTGAACAGTTGTTCTAAGTGTGATAAACTCTGCAGCTCTTGTAGGCTGAAGAACAACATCAACGATTAACTGATTAGTATCGATAATCTGTTGTGAGTTGTTGGTGCTATCACAAATCACTCGTCCAGCAACAAGTCCCGCAGGAATTGCTGATATGATTCCATCAATTTGTGCTTGTAATTCAGATTGAATGTTAGCTCTCAATGCTGCTGTGTTCAATTGGAAAACTTTGTTATCCAAGTATATAGAAAATCTCTTATGAATTCCGGCAATAAGCATTATTACGTTCATTCTGCTAAGAGCAGTTAATCTCTTCAACATTGTTTTCTGACCATACAGAACCTGTCCTTGATCGTTTACACGAGTAGGGTTGACATTCGCGTCGTAAAGGCGGGCGATATCAGAATTAGGATCATCTGCATAGTTATATGTACGAATGTATTTTTGTCTTGCAGCCAAGGAACCCGGAATTAATCCAGTCTGGTAACCTGCAGGTGGTATCCACCATGCGTTAGCTGCTCTATTCAATGCGATTACTGCAGCAACTTCAATTGATTTTACCGCTTCCACAGAAAGTTTTGTGTATGCAGTATCATTGAAGATAGAACGTCCATCCCAAATACCACCCCAACGAGCGATATCACCCTGATTACCTGCACCTGACATTTTATCAAGAGCGACATCAATATTTGATTCGTCAACTCCGTCAAAAAGACAAAACATATCTTTTCTCTTTTCACAGATGTTAAGCATAGAGTCCATTACTACAAAGCTGATTTCCTCTAATCCTCTTATGAAGAGATTAGAAATCGTGGTACCTGCTGCGATTAACATATCCGCGCCAGATGCATCTTTGTTTAAGAACAATTGCCATGCATTTGATAAAGTAGTTGCTGAGTTATTATTATTTGGGTTATATTCCCAAATTACGTCATTAAGTACAGCGGGATCGTCAGCGTTAAAAGCTACCTGAGAGAAATCACTTTCAATCAATTCAACTCCGTCAGTTGTTTTTACTGACTGTGAGAAATTAAAGTCAGGATCTGATGTTGCTGCTTCGAGAGCTACATTTTCATTTATAACGAATTTCCATCCGTTTTCAATTCTTGATGCAGAATTTCCGATGTAATAGTTTGTTTCACCTACAACGAAAGGAATTATAGTTCCGCTAAATGCGAATGTTTCTCCATTAAAGAAGTAATCAACGTACAGATAAATTTTAGCTACCTGTTCACCAGTTGCAGTTAATTTGTAAATTCTGTCTTTTACTCCATCAAAGTCAGTATCTATATACTCTTCAGTAGCGATACCAAGATTCATGAAAACTCTTCCGATTGTGGTATCTAATACGATTCCGCTATCAGTTGATTCAACATCTTTGATTCCATCAGGAGAATTAACAACATAAAGACTTGTAAATCTGCTAGGAGTAGGATAGTTAACTGAAGTCAAGTCAAAGAAACTTGAATCGGCTTGTGTTGCTACAGGTACGTTCAAGTTGAAAACACCCATGTAATCAAGTTGTTTAGCACCATTACCTTCATTAACCCAAAGACTTTCGCCCTTAGTTTCTGTAAGGTTAGTGATTCTGAAATTAGCAGCTTCATTTGCAGTTACATTAGTCATCGTAGATGTGAATGTACTTCCAGTGATTGTTAATGCACTACCGTCCATGTCGGTAAGTGTAAGAATATTAGTTACAGTATCTCTAGCACTAACAAGATAGTTAGTACCGTCTACCAATCCAGTTAAGGCAGCAACTTCGGTATAAAGAAGTTGGTCACTAACTTGAAATTTACTTGCGTCACTAACTGTGATGGTACTTCCTGATACAGCAGATATTGTCTGTAGATAACTGTTAACAGTTTCAGAAGTTGTACTTCCAGTAAGGTCTAAGTTAGTGAAAATAACTTTGTTTGTCTCTAAATTAAGACTTGCTACGGTATCGTAGTATACATTAGTAAGTGTGACTAACTCGATTGCGCTAGGAAGTCCAATAGTTCCTCTTTCATTGAAAGCGTTAGTGAACATTACTTCGTCACCTACGTTGAACAATCCAGCGTCATCTACTGTGATTTCATTAGTTGAAGTATCAATTCCGGTAGTTCCGTTGAAAATTCCTCTTACAGGGTTATTTCCATCAATACCAGCTGTAACCATGGCAGCTTTAAGATTTCTTAAAGTACCAGTTAAGTTAACAAGTCTGTTTGTTCCTGAACCCGCATCAGTGAAAATTATAGGGTCACCGTTTACATCATTGAGAGATATAGCGTTTCCTGAAATATCAGAAACTACATAATCAGTAGTTAATGCATCGACAGTGATAGGTGCGCCTGTAGGTAAGTATGTACCTTCTAGAACGAATCTTATAACATCACCAACTGTGAAATAATTAGAAGCACTAAGGATAGTGATTGCATCATTTGTTATGTCTACATCACCATTAGTGAATGTAACAGTATTGATTGTTGATGCAGCGTTTCCGTTGGTTACACTTCCATCAGTATCAAATTCAAATGTTACTGTTGATGCATCAGGCATCAAAACGTCAATTGTTTTACCTTCTAAGTCGAAACTTGAGGTACCTACATTAAGAACACGTAAGTATTCATATTTTTTAGACGCTGTACCTGTTGAAACAGTTTTAACACTAATGCTATCTACACCGCTATCAACTGTGTCTTCGTTAATATATACTGCACCCGTTGATTCGTTTGCAACTGCAACTGTACCTACTATGTAAGTGAAAGTTGATGTAGTTGCGGTAGAAGCTACTGTTGCTGTTCCGTTGAAATTAACGGTTCCTGCTACTACTACTGTGTCACCCACGGAAAATCCATGAACTGAAGATGTAGCAACATTAACAGTTGTTCCGTCAGTGCTATAAATACTTGCGATTGAAACCTTATCTCCTGCTCTTCTAGAAGAAGTAGGATCAGAATTCATTATTGCGAATAAAGGAATTTTGTCTGTTGCACTTTCACCACTATCCAAAAGGAAATTTATATTGGTGTTATTTGTAAGTGTGTCAGCGATTGTATAAATCTGGCGAGTACCGAGACTTACCATTCCGTCTGTAATGTATCTTGTGGAAGCAAAGTGATCGATATCGAAACTTTCTGTTGTACCGTCTGAGAAATCATACTGTACTACGAATGTATCAGTTTTTAATTCCTGACCTATTTCGTATCCAGCTTCTTCATCGTCGTCAATTATATCTTCCCCATATACACGTACAAACTCAACGAAACCACCGCCATTAATAACAGCTCTGGTTGCGTATAATGCTTGGTTGTATCTTGGATTATTATAACCGTTACCTAATATGGTGTCCATATCGGCAGTTGAAGTAATATCAATAATTGCGTTAAATTCACCTCTAGTGGAATATCCCACAGCACCGCCCACGATTCTAGGGTCATTGACAAGACTAACTTCGCTCAAATCCCTTAATCTGATTCTAGTTCCGGGTGCTCCTTGTCCGTATGTTGGCATTTTTTACTCCTTAAAAACTATCTAAATGATTTTATTATTAGTTTATAAGAGTTATTATTTTATTAAATTTTTATGTTAATCGAAGGTGGATGATATATTTTTAAAAAAGAGAGATATTTTCCGACCATGTTTATAAACTAAAAGTAAAAGTCATATTATGTCAGATAAAAGAAATTTCCACTATTTTTTAAATTCATTGAAAGATGATCATCCTGCACAGATTGGTTTAATCGAATCCGTTCAGGATAAATTTGAAAAAAACTTCGAAGCCATCACTCCGAAAGAAATAAAAGCATTAAAAATGTACCCAATGCAATTCGTAAAACGTAGTCCACAACCAGAAGGCGAATGGACTACAAAATTACATGAATGGGCAGAACAAGGGGTTCCTGAAATACTGGAACTAGACCCCGTGTTTTTAGCTTTTAAAAACTCATATGGTGATAGTGTCCTTATGTGTCTGGTTGTAGGTTCAACAGGAGCATACACCGAGAAAGTGAACTATGATTTAATAGATAAAATTTTAAATCACGAAAATTACACTTTTGAGGATGTAGAAACAGATGATGAAGATAAAGAAACCATTATTCTTAAGTCTGCGGTCGATGTAAAGGATTTAAACAATCAAACAATCATAGACTACCTTATAGATTTTGCGTTCGGAACTAACATCTATAAAGATCAGGATGCTGATTTAAAATTACAGGAATTACTCAAAGAGTTTTCTGAATATAGTAAATCACATGAAGATGAAAAAGAAGTTATAAAAGAAAAACCCAAAATTGATCCAGTAGAAGCTGCTGAAAAACTTGAAGAAGTTACTGAGGGGGATGCTGAGGTTGAAAGGGAAAGTGACGAAGTTGAGGAAATTAAGGGTCTAGAAAATCCTAACCCTAAAAATTAGATAAATCCTTCGATACATCATCTACTATTTTTTTACCCTCTGCTTCCATCTTTGATTGAATAACATTTAATTTATCTGGTAATTTTCCAATATCAGTAGGGCCTGCTTTTAACATATCTATGTCAACCCCCATATCAATTAACTTTTGAGCCATTTCTGAACTAACCTTATAATAATCTTGCACCACTTCTAAGTCGGAAAGTTCTTTACTCATTTTTTTCTCTTTT